GCATGACCACAAAAACCCACAATCCCGCAGATAAAGTCGAACGCTGGAGCATCGACAAGCTCACGCCCTACGCACGCAACAGCCGCACCCACTCCGACGAACAAATCAGCCAGCTGGCAGCAAGCATCAAAGAGTGGGGCTGGACCACCCCTGTTCTGGTGGATGAGGACGGCAGCATCATTGCCGGCCACGGCCGTACCCTCGCGGCCCAACGCCTCAAGATGACCGAAGTCCCTGTCATGGTGGCCAAAGGCTGGAGCGATGCCAAGAAACGCGCCTACGTCATTGCCGACAACAAACTGGCCATGAACGCAGGCTGGGACGAGCAAATGCTCGCGCTCGAACTCACAGAGCTGCAAGACCTCGGCTTTGGCATGGAGTTGATCGGTTTCAGCAAAGACGAAATCGCAGCTCTCATGCCCAAAGACCCAGACGACGATGGCGCTGACACCAGCAAGTACACCAAGAAGATCGACGCCCCCATCTATCAACCCACCGGCGACTGCCCACCCACGGCAGCCCTCTACGATCCGGCCAAGTACACCCAGCTGACAGCCCAGATCCACCAGAACAACGACCTGGCGCCAGAGGTCAAAGAGTTTTTGTTGCTGGCGGCCACCAGGCACATCCGCTTCGACTTCGAGCAAATCGCAGAGTTCTACGCCCACGCAGACCCAGACACGCAGCAGCTCATGGAAGAAAGCGCGTTAGTCATCATCGACTTCGACAAAGCCATCTCAGGCGGGTACGTCAAGCTCTCCCAGGCCATGGGGAAAATCTACGCCAGCGAGAAGGGCGGAGAACAATGACCACCGAAGATCGGCGCTTCGCAGTTTTCATCCTCACCCACGGCAGGGCGAACTGCGTCTACACCTACGAAGCCCTCCGCAAACACGGCTACACGGGCGAGATCTACCTCGTCTGCGATGACGAGGACAAACAGATCAAACAATACTTGGCGCTCTACGGCCTCGACTCGGTGATCGTCTTCAACAAGCAAGAGGCCATCGACAACACAGACAGCGGAGACAACCTCAAGAAGCGCAACAGCGTCGTCTACGCCAGAAACCAGAACTTCAAGATCGCAGACGATCTCGGGCTCACCCACTTCTGGCAGCTCGATGACGATTACAGCGCCTTCGCCTACACCACCGACAACAGCGACGAATACATCACCAAAGACGCCTACACCAAGAAGCTCGATGACCTCCTCTTTGCTCTTTGCGACTTCATGGACGAATCCGGCGCACACTCCGTGGCCATGTCCCAGGGTGGCGACTTCATCGGTGGCGGCGAAGGCACTTTCGTCAAGCACATCAAGAAGGGCAAATTCAGCCGCAAGGTCATGAACTCCTTTTTGTTCAGAGTCGACCGGCCCGTCAAGTTCATGGGCCGCATCAACGAGGACGTCAACATGTACGTCGAATGGGGTCGCCGTGGCCACCTCTTTGTCACCGTCCCCCGCCTTCGCCTCTACCAGAAAGAAACCCAGACCAACTCCGGTGGCTTGACCGAGATCTACCTCGACCTCGGAACCTACGTCAAGAGTTTCTACAGCGTTCTGTACGCCCCCTCATGTGTCAGCATCACAGAGATGGGCAACAACGACAAACGCATCCACCACCAGATCTCATGGCGGCACGCAGTCCCCATGATCCTCGACGAGCAGCATCGCAAGCCCAGGCTCTTGTCCCGCTACACCAACACTGTCCAGGAGATGTGACCATGGCAAAACTTGAAAAATCGGTTGTAAAAAAGCAACAGACCCACGGCGGCGCTCGGGAAGGCTCAGGCCGCAAGGCCTTCGAGCCCACAGATCCAGAGCGCAAACAGGTCGAAGCCCTCAGCGGCTACGGCCTTCCCATCGAGCAGATCGCAGTCCTGATCCGCGAGGGCATCGACACCGACACCCTGCGCAAGCACTTCGCCACCGAGCTTCAATCCGGCAAAGCCAAGGCCAATGCCCAGGTGGGGAAAACCCTATTTCAGAAGGTCATGGCAGGCGACACCACAGCGGCCATCTGGTGGAGCAAGACCCAAATGCGCTGGGCCGAAACCCAGAAGCATGAACTCACCGGGGCAGACGGCGCTCCTTTGGAGTTCGCCAAGATCGAACGGGTGATCGTCAAGAATGGGTAAGGTCTTGCAACTCCCCACCCCAGAATGGGCGCTTCCCCTTTTGGACCCCAGCCGCTACAAAGGCGCTTGGGGTGGCCGTGGCTCCGGCAAATCCCACATGTTTGCCGAGCTCATGATCGAGGCCCACATCATGGACCAGAAGCGGCGCTCGGTTTGCGTGCGCGAGATCCAGAAATCCCTCAACCAATCCGTCAAGCGCCTGCTCGAAACCAAGATCGAGGCCATGAATGCCGGCGCTTACTTCGAGGTGCAGGATGCCGTCATCAAGTCCCGCAAGGGCGACGGGGCGATCATCTTCCAGGGTATGCAGAACCACACCGCCGACAGCATCAAGTCGCTGGAGGGCTACGACTGCGCCTGGGTGGAAGAAGCCCAAAGCCTCAGCCAGACCAGTCTTGACCTCTTGCGGCCCACCATCCGCAAGCCAGACTCCGAGCTCTGGTTTACCTGGAACCCACGCCTGCACTCAGACCCGGTCGATCACTTGCTCCGTGGCCCAACGCCACCTAAAGACGCCCAGGTCTTGAAGGTCAACTTCACCGACAATCCGTGGTTTCCTACCGTCCTCAAAGACGAAATGGAATACGACAAGCGCAGAGACCCAGACAAATACCAGCACGTCTGGATGGGCGGGTATCTGACCAACAGCAACACCCGTGTGTTCAAGAACTGGCGGGTCGAGGACTTCGACGCACCACCAGACGCCATCCATCGGCTCGGCGCCGACTGGGGTTTCTCCATCGACCCCACCACCCTGGTGCGCTGCCACATCATTGGCCGCACCCTCTACATCGATTACGAGGCCTACATGGTCGGCTGCGAGATCGTGAACACCCCAGAGCTGTTCATGACCGTGCCCGAGGCCGAGAAGTGGCCCATCGTGGCCGACTCCGCCAGGCCAGAGACCATCAGCCACATGAAGCGCAACGGCTTCCCCAAGATCATGACCGCGGTCAAAGGGCCGCGATCGGTGGAGGAAGGAATCGAGTTTCTCAAGAACTACGACATCGTTGTCCACCCCCGCTGCATCCACACCATCGACGAGCTCACCCTCTACAGCTACAAGACCGACCCCCTCACGGGCAAGATCCTGCCAGTCTTGGAGGACAAGAAAAACCACGTGATCGATGCCCTGCGCTACGCCTGCGAAGCCGTTCGCCGGGCCAGCACATCCAAACCCGCCACCTTCACCCCTTTGCCAAATGTAAAGAAGTGGTAAAATTCACTTATGGACTATTGGAAACATTACAACCTGATCATCGAGCGTGCACGCGCCAGGGCAATCACGGGTTACGTCGAGCGCCATCACATCACACCGCGCTGCATGGGCGGTGGTGATGAGCCACAGAACATAGTTGCGCTAACTCCAGAAGAACACATGGTCGCTCACCAGCTTTTGGCCAAGATGTACCAAGATCATCCAGGTATTGCCTTTGGCGCTTTGATGATGGCCACCAGGGTGTCGAACAAAAAATATGGGTGGTTGCGCAGGAACTTTGCAGAAAAAATGAGTGGGATTGATCGCTCAAGTTGGAAAGCCAAAGAAACCCAAAGCGCAGAACACAAACGCAAAATTGCTGAGGCCGTCAAAAAATCGTGGGAAAATCCAGAAATAAGGCAAAAGCAAGTCGCAGCCATGAAGGGCAGGGTTTTGTCTGACCAGCACAAGGCGGCGTTGTCAGCCTCAAGACAAGGCAAGAAACTCAGTGAAGAACACAAGAGAAAGATCGGCTTGGCGCATCGTGGAGCAAAACACACAATGTCCAAATTGACGTGCATTCACTGCCAAAAAACAGGTGGCGCAACCAACATGAAGCGCTACCACTTTGACTATTGCAAGTCAAACCCCGACAATCGCACAAATTGAGGAAATCCCCATGGCCAGAATGAGCAACGACCAACGCCTCGCCAACCTTCACGCAGAAGCCCTGGCGCAGTTTGATGACGTACAGACAGCCCTCCGCGACGAGCGCTTGCAATGCCTCCAAGACCGGCGCTTTTACTCCCTGGCAGGCAGCCAGTGGGAAGGCCCACTCTGGGATTTGTACGAGAACAAGCCCAAGTTCGAGGTCAACAAGATCATGCTCTCGGTGATCCGCATCATCAACGAGTACCGCAACAACCGCATTACGGTCGATTACGTCAGCAAAGACGGCCAGGAAAACGACAAGCTGGCCGAGGTCTGCGACGGTCTGTATCGTGCAGACGAGCAGGCGTCAGTCGCAGATGAGGCCTACGACAACGCTTTCGAGGAAGCAGTCGGCGGCGGCATCGGCGCATGGCGTTTGCGCACAGTCTACGAAGACGAGGAGAATGACGAAGACGACCGCCAGCGCATCAGGATCGAACCCATCTTCGACGCTGACAGCTCGGTGTTCTTCGACCTTGGGGCCAAGCGCCAGGACAAGTCCGACGCCAAGTATTGCTACGTCGTCACCAGCATGACCCGCCAGGCCTACAAGGACACCTGGGGCGACGACCCAACCGACTGGCCCAAGATCATCCACCAGTACGAGTTCGACTGGTGTACCCCTGACGTCGTGTACGTCGCTGAGTATTACAAGGTCGAGGAAAAGACCGAGACCATCCGCATCTTCCAGAACATCGCAGGCGAAGAGGAGCGCTACACCCAGGCCGACTTCGCCAACGACGAAACCCTGGAAGAAACCCTCGCGGCCATCGGCACGGTCGAGGTGCGTCAAAAGCGCGTCAAGCGCAAGCGCGTGCACAAATACATCATGTCAGGCGGCAGGGTCTTGGAGGATGCAGGCTACATCGCAGGCAAGTGCATTCCGATCGTGGTCGTGTACGGCAAGCGTTGGTTTGTGGACAACATCGAGCGTTGCATGGGCCACGTGCGTTTGGCCAAAGACGCCCAGCGCCTCAAGAACATGCAGCTGTCCAAGCTGGGCGAGATCTCCGCACTCTCGTCGGTGGAAAAGCCGATCCTGACCCCCGAGCAGGTCGCAGGCCACCAGGTCATGTGGTCCGAGGACAACCTCAAGGACTACCCGTATTTGCTGATCAACCCGATCACCGACCAGAACGGCAACCAGGCCGTGTCGGGCCCCGTCGCCTACACCCGCGCCCCCAACATCCCACCGGCCATGGCCGCGCTCTTGCAGATCACAGAAACCGACATGCAAGACATCTTGGGCAACCCAGCCGGGGCCGACAAGATGGTCAGCGGAATGTCAGGTAAAGCCGTGGAGATGATCCAGACTCGCGTTGACATGCAGGCCTTCATCTACATGAGCAACTTCGCCAAGGGCATGAAGCGCTGCGGCGAGATTTGGCTCTCCATGGCCAAAGAGGTCTACATCGAAGACAAGCGCAAGATGAAGACCATCGCACCCACAGGCGAGGCCGGAATGGTCGAACTCATGCAGCCCAGCATCGACCAGGAAACTGGCGAAGTCGTCATGCAAAACGACCTCAGCGCGGCCACCTTTGACGTCGTGGCCGAGGTCGGCCCATCCAGCACCAGCAAGCGCGAGGCCACAGTCCGAGCCCTGACCGGGATGCTCCAGATCACAGCAGATCCAGAGACCCAGCAAGTGATCACGGCCATGGCCATGATGAACATGGAAGGCGAGGGCATCAGCGACGCCAATGCCTACTTCCGCAAGAAGCTCCTGCGCATGGGCGTTGTCAAGCCCACCGACGACGAGGCCCAGGAACTCATGGCCGAGATGCAAGGCCAGCCGCAAGACCCCAACACAATGTACTTGCAGGCCGCAGCCGAGGAAGCCACAGCCAAAGCAGCCCAGGCTCGTGCCACCACCGTCAAGACCATCGCAGACGCAGAACTCAGCCGGGCCAAAACCGTCGAGACACTCAGCAACGTGGACATGGATTCTCAAGACCACGCGCTGAACTTGGCAGAACAAATCGGCGGAATTGTCCAGCAACAAACACAGCCAGTTGTCAATCAACCCACAATTGAGTGACAATTGCACACATACGGTTTCCACCCAGCCGTTTTAATGGGTGAGTTTCACAGGGTCAACGATGAACACACAGGCAGATCAGGAGATCGAAACCACAGACGACGACACCGCAGTCATCGAGGACGAGGCCACCGAGCAGCCCGAGGCGCAAGCCGAAGGTGAGCAGGCCCAAGACCAAGACGACGAGGCAGAATCCGACGAGGTTGTAGTCTCCATTGGTGAGGAAGCGCCGCCTCCCGAAGAACCAGCACACGCACCCGAATGGGTCCGAGAGCTACGCAAGACGAACCGAGAACTCCAGCGCCAAAACCGCGAACTTCAAACCAAGCTGCAAACCACCGCACAGACTGAGACCAAGCCGGTCGTGCTCGGGGCAAAGCCCAAGTTGGAAGATCACGATTACGACGCCGACAAGTTCGAGGAAGCACTGGCCAATTGGTTTGAGCGCAAGCGCAAAGCCGACGAAGCCAACGCCAAGCAAGAAGCTGAAGTTATGAATCAGCAGAAAGCCTGGCAAGCCAAACTGGATGGCTACGGCAAGGCGAAAGCCGAGCTGCGAGTCAAAGACTTTGACGACGCCGAGGCCGTGGCCCAGGAGCTGTTCAACGTCACCCAGCAAGGCGTCATGCTACAAGGTGCGGACAATCCCGCCCTCGTCGTCTACGCACTCGGCAAAAACCCCAAGAAGGCGCAAGAGCTGGCCGCCATCAAAGACCCCGTAAAGTTTGCCTTTGCGGTAGCGAAACTGGAGAAAGACTTGAAAGTTACCAACCGCAAGGCAGCCCCGCCGCCCGAAAGAATCGTGTCAGGAACTGGCCGAGTCTCTGGGGCGGTGGACTCAACCCTCGAACGGCTGCGCGAAGAAGCTGCCCGTACTGGCAACATGACCAAGGTCGTGCAGTACAAGGCGCAAAAGCGTGCAGCATCTCAAAAATGATTTTTTAAGGAAATACCATGTCTAACAGTTTCTCGAAAGAAGAGCGCGTTGCCTTTGAAGACCTCCTCGAAGGCTTCCAGGACGCGCTGGTCCTGTCCCGTCACGTCGCCGTCTACAACACAGACCAGACAATGATGGAACGCGCCAACAACACCATCTGGCGTCCACAGCCCTACATCGCTCAGTCGATCAACAGCACCCCTGGCAACAGCATCGCTGGCCAATACCAGGGCATGACTCAGTTGGCCGTCCCCGCGACTCTGGGCTACAGCCAGACAGTGCCATGGGAAATGACCGCACTCGAACTGCGTGACGCTCTGCAAGAAGGCCGTCTGGGTGAGAGCGCCAAGCAAAAGCTGGCCTCCGACATCAACGTGGCCATCATGGGCTCTGCCGCCAACCTCGGCTCTTTGGTTGTTCCAATCGCAGCTGCTGCTGGCGATTACGATGACGTCTCCCTGTGCGACACCATCATGAACGAACAAGGCGTGCCAGATTACGACCGCTTCATGGCTCTGTCCAGCCGCGACTACAACGGCTTGGCTGGCAACCTGGTCGGCACTGCTCGCAGCTTCGGCAACCAGAAGTCGGACAAAGCCTACGAGCGCAGCTACGTCGGCATGGTCGCAGGCTTCGACACCTACAAGATGGACTACGCCAACCGCCTGGCAGCCGCCGCTGGCACAAGCAAGACCATCGACACCAACGGCTCCAACACACAAGCGAACTACGCTCCTCAGGCCACTTCCACAGCAGTGGGCGGCCAGATCAACGTGGACAACCGCTTCCAGACCGTGACCGTGAACAGCACAACCGGCATCGCTGCTGGCGACGCTTTCAAGATCGCCGAAGTCTACGCCGTGCACCACATCACCAAGCAAAGCACTGGTCAGTTGAAGACTTTCCGTGTTGTGTCTGTTGATTCCGGCACCACCATGACCATCACGCCTCCAATCATCGGTGCTCAAACCATCGGTGGCACAGGCCCAACCGACGCTCAGTTGCAGTACAAGAACGTGGAAGTTGCCATCGCCGCCGATGCAGCCGCCATCACCTTCTTGAACGTCAACGCAGCTTCTGTGAACGTGTTCTGGCAGCGTGACTCCTTGGAGATCTTGCCTGGCCGTTACGCAGTGCCCTCTGACGCTGGCGTTGCAGTGATGCGTGCAAGCACAGACCAAGGCATCGAGCTGGTCTTGCAAAAGTGGTATGACATCAACAGCATGACCATCAAGTACCGCATGGACACTCTGTTCGGTGTGGTCAACAAGAACCCCGAGATGTCCGGCATCTTGTTGTTCAACCAGTAATCTGGCCAAAAAACTGGGGGGCTTCGGCCCCCCTTTTTGCAATAGGAGAACCCCATGCCATTGACCAAAGGTTATTCGAGCAAGTCCATCGGCAAGAACATCAAGATGGAAAAGAAAGCAGGCAAGCCCATGAAGCAAGCCGTGGCCATCGCACTCAGCACCGCTGAGAAAGCAGCCAAGGCAGCAGGCAAGCCCAGCAAAGCACCCAAGAAGGCCATGAAATGAAGCCCGGTCTCTACGCCAACATCAACGCCAAGCGCGAACGCATCGCAGCAGGCAGCAAAGAGAAGATGCGCAAACCAGGTGCCAAAGGCGCACCCACAGCCGCAGACTTCAAAGCAGCCGCTAAGACCGCCAAGCCCATGAAGAAAAAGGCCAAGTGATGCAGGAAAAAATCCTCACCCCAAAATACGCCAAGAACCGCAAGCCGGTCAAGGTGCGCAAACCATCCAAGCCCATCGACGGCATCAACCACCGCCTGCTGCGCGAGCAAGCAGAGGCAGCAGCCCAGGCAGAAGCCCAAGCCGTGGAAGTCGTGGACAAAGCCCCAGAAGACGACGCAGCCCCCACCCGTGAAGAGCTAGAGGCCAAGGCCACAGAACTCGGCATCCGCTTCGACGGTCGCACAAAGGACAAAAAGCTGGGACAATTGATCCAGGACAGACTGTCCGCGCCAACTGGAGAATGACAATGGGATGGACCAAGCGCCAATTTATCGAGCAGGCCTTCGACGAGATCGGACTGGCCTCCTACGCCTTTGACCTCGGGCCAGAGCAAATGCAATCTGCCCTCCGGCGCTTGGACACTATGATGGCCGCATGGAACGCCCTCGGCATCCGCCTCGGCTACCCTCTGCCATCCAGCCCCCAGGACAGCGATCTCGACGAGCAGACCAACGTGCCCGACAGCTCCAACGAGGCCATCTACAGCAACCTGGCGATCAAGCTCGGCCCGTCCTACGGCAAGCAGGTGATGCCAGACACCAAGGCCACAGCCAAAGAGTCGTACAACACGCTCCTGTCACGCGCAGCCATGCCAGTGCAGCAACAACTGCCCAGCACCATGCCAGCAGGCGCAGGCAACAAGCCCTGGCGCGTCTACGATAACCCCTTCATCCGTCCGCCCGTCGATCCAGTCTTGGCCGGTCAAGATGGCCCCATCGAATTCAACTGAGGAACCAACATGCCAACCATCAACCAGCTTTCTGGCGTCAGCCAAGTCTCTGGCGGCGATCTTCTGCCGGTCTACGTCTCCAACAACGGCGACGCACGCAAGGTCTCGATCACGCAGCTGCTGCAATACTTCCAGCAAGTCTTTGCAGCCCCCACAGTGGCCACCAACCTGTACACGCCAGCAACTGGCTTCAACATCACCGTGCCCACGCCCACCAGCGAACAGCAGTGGATGATCTTGCAGCCTGCCGGAACTCTGGCCGCTGGCACGGTCACGCTGCCATTGAACACTGGCGTGCCAGACGGCACACAGGTGCTGGTCACCACCACCCAGATCATCACCAGCTTTACGCTGGCCCTGAACGGCGCAGCAGCAGCCTTCGGCGCACCCACCACCCTGGCCGCCAACGCCTTCTTCACCATGCGCTTCTACCAAGCCACCAACAGCTGGTATCGCGTCGCCTAAGCCATGGCCACCAAAGACACACGACTTGCCCGTGCCGGGGTCTCGGGCTACAACAAGCCCAAGGCCACGCCATCGCACCCCACCAAAAGCCACGTCGTCGTGGCCAAGTCGGGCGACCAGATCAAGACCATTCGCTTCGGTCAGCAAGGCGTGTCCGGCTCTCCCAAAAAAGAGGGCGAATCCAAGGCCAGCCAAGCACGGCGAGAATCATTCAAAGCTCGGCACGCTGACAACATTGCCAAGGGCAAACTGAGCGCAGCGTATTGGGCCAACAAGGTCAAGTGGTAAGCCATGCAAATACCAATCCTCAACGGCATCTATGCCGACACCACTCCAGAGCTGCGCACGGCCTACCCGGTCAACATGGTGCCAGTCCCAAAGCAGTCCGGAATCAGCAATGGCTTCTTGCGCCCTGGTGACGGCATTGTGGCCAACGGCACAGGCCCAGGCACAGACCGCGGCGGCATCAACTGGAACGGTGTCTGCTACCGGGTCATGGGCACAAAGCTGGTGTCCATTGCCAGCAACGGCGCGGTGACAGTTCTTGGCGATGTCGGCGGCCCCACCACAGAGCTGGTGACACTCGACTACAGTTTTGATCTTCTCGCCATAGCATCAGGTGGCCGCTTGTACTTCTGGGATCCGGTCGCAGCCACACTCACACAAAACACTGACCCAGACCTTGGCGTCGTGCTGGACGTGGCGTGGGTGGACGGTTACTTCATGACCACCGACGGGGCAAATTTGGTCGTCACCGAGCTGACAGACCCCTTGCAGGTCAACCCCCTGAAATACGGCAGCTCAGAGATCGACCCAGATCCAGTCGTGGCTCTCATCAAGTTGCGCAACGAGATCTATGCTCTCAACAGCAACACCATCGAGGTGTTCGACAACGTGGGCGGCGAGCTGTTCCCATTCGCACGCATCGACGGCGCTCAAGTCCAAAAAGGTTGCCTTGGCACACATGCCTGCTGCATCTACTTGGAGCGAATCGCTTTCCTTGGCGGTGGACGCAATGAAGCCCCAGGCATCTACATCGGGGCGGCAGCCACCACCCAGAAGATCAGCACACAGGAAATTGACAACCTGCTCCTGACCTACACAGAGGCACAGCTGGTGCGCGTGCAACTCGAAGCACGCAACGACAAAAACCACCAGCACCTCTACGTCCATCTTCCAGATCGCACCGTGGTCTATGACGCATCCGCATCCGAGGCACTTGGCGATCAGGTCTGGTTTACCCTCACCAGCACGGTGGTTGGTTTCAGCCAGTACCGCGCACGCAACATGGTCTGGATCTACGACAAGTGGCTTGTGGGCGATCCGCAAAGCAGCGCCATCGGCTATCTGGTGCAAGACACTGGACACCATTGGGGCCAGCAAGTGCGCTGGGAATTCGGAACGCTCATCGCCTATAACGAAGGCAACGGCGCGATCTTCAACCGCTTGGAGCTTGTCAGTTTGACCGGAAGCGTGGAGCTTGGCACCAACCCACAGATCAGCACCAGCTACAGCGTCAACGGCATCTCATGGAGTCAAGATCGCAGCATCGCAGTCGGAACTATAGGAAACACAGCCAAGCGCCTCGCATGGTTTCAACAGGGCCACATGCGTAACTGGCGCATCCAGCGTTTCCGTGGTGACAGCGACGCGCACATCTCCTTCGCACGCCTTGAGGCACAGATCGAGGCGTTGGCATACTGATGGCAACAGCACCAACATCCCGCAGGCTCAATCTCACGCGAGATCAGCTTGCCACTTTCCTGACCGACCAGCAGCAGATCAGGCAGTTCGAGCTGTTGTTTGCAACAGTCGATCAGATCCAGGTCATCACGGGAACTGATTTCGAGTACCAAGCAGACAATGCGGCAGCCACCGCAAACGAAGCGCTTGCATCCCTCAGCGCACTGGCTCAAGACACGGCAGTGACAAATGCGGCACTTGAGGCCAAGATTCAGCAGGCACTCGACGCCATTCCCCGCCTGGCCCAGGCCTTAGAGTTGCTTGCAGCCGCACCAGTCATCGAGAACAACAACTCGGTGGTGACCGATTACATCGACTTCAACACCACCACGCCATCGCCTGCCGTGAAGGTTGGACGACTGCATTGGAATGGCGGCTACACCCTTAACCTAGAAATGACGCCCAACGTCAACCAGGCCATCGGTGAGTCGCAGTATTACTACATCAAAGCATCGGCAGCCATTGCCAAGGGCGAATTGGTCATGTTCGATGGCTCTGTCGGGGCATCTGGCGTGCTCAAGGGCAAGCCCTCCACAGGCCTGACCAATGGCCAGCTTGTCATGGGGGTTGCAGCCGAGGCCATCGCCAACAACGGCTTTGGCCTGGTCTCCAGCTTTGGTCTGGTGCGTGGCTTCAACACCACAGGCACACCCTATGGCGAGACATGGGCAGACGGCGACATCCTGTACTACAACCCATCATTTGCTGGCGGCCTGACAAAGAATATTCCAGCAGCTCCAACCCCTCATGTGGTGGTTGCAGCCGTGGTCAATGCGGCCACAGCAGGCTCTGGCTCCGTCTTTGTTCGAGTCCAGGCCGAGCCGCTGGTCGGACAGCTCTCCGATGTGTTTGCACCCACACCAGCCACAGGAGATGTGCTGGTTTACGATGGCGTTCAACAACGATGGGAAAGCGGACCGATTCCCACCAGCTCTTTGCCAGCCTCCGTCCAATCTAACCTGGTGCTCACATGGCTTTCGATGTAATCACACCTACCAAACTGGGCCAAGCGGCCATCACGACCAGCGTTACCACGCTGTACACCGTACCGGCCAGCACTCGCGCCCTGCTCAAAGAGTTCAGCATCGCCAACACCACAGGCGCGTCCATCAACGTGCGCGTGTTCCTGGTCCCATCGGCAGGCTCGGCAGGCACTGGCAATGCATTCTTGTACGATGTGGCAGTCCCAGCCAACAACACTTTGCAGTACAACGGCATCGAGGTGCTGAACGCAGGCGACACCATTCAGATTCAGGCAGCATCAGCAGGCCTCACCATCATCGCAAGCGGCGCACAAGCCACATAAGGAGAACCCCATGACCGTATCCATCAAGGTGCTGATCCCAGCAAAGCAGGCCGAGAACAGCCAAACCACGCAGTACACAGCCACCAACTGCAAAGCCATCATCGACAAGTTCACGATCACGAACACCAGCGCAGGCAATGTCACGATCAGTGTCAACTTGGTGACAAGTGGTGGCGCACCAGGGGCAAACAACTTGATCATGGACACCCGCGCCATCGCACCAGATGAGACCTACACCTGCCCCGAGTTGGTCGGCCAGGCTCTTGAACCTGGTGGCTTCATCAGCACCATCGCCAGTGCAGCCACCTCGCTGACCATCCGCGCCTCTGGCCGCGAAATCACTTAAAGGAGAAACAGCATGGACAAATTCATGATGATGCCCAAGGGCTTCATGGGCCTGCCGGTCGAAGAGGAATTCATCACTGCAGCCGAGAACAAGAAGAACACCCAGGTCGTGATCGACGACTGGATGCTCGGCCCAGAAAACCCCAGCAATGAACCAGCAGCCAACAAGGTGTATTGGGTTACGCTTGGCAAGGCCATGCAGGTGGACGAAAAAGAAGCCCGTCGTCGTCGCTGCTCGAACTGCGAGTACTACGACAACAGCACCATGACCCAGGCCAAGATGGAGCGCATCCCGCGCAACGATTGGGACACCGATGCCGGTTTCCGTGGCTACTGCAACAAATTCGACTTCATCTGCCACGACCTGCGCTCCTGCCAAGCTTGGGAAGAGCGCGAATTCGAGATGGATTGAACAGGCCATGCAAATGTGGGACAATCTGGCCGCTGAGTCAACAAAGCCGCCAGCAGCTTGCCCTAAACAGGAGTTGCACATGACTGGTATTGATTGGCTCAAAGAAAACCTGCAAAGGGTTTTCATGCTGCCTGCGCCAGTCGTGGAATGGCTCGTCATGGTCTACGATGCCATTCAGGTGTTTGACGATGTTGCCGACGGCGACACAGTTGAGCGCAAAGACTTGAATGCCGCCATCTGGAACACGCTGGTGGGCATCCACCAGAATCCGTTTTTTATTGCCAACAGCCACCACCTTGTGCCATTGCTGGCCACCGCAATCATGAAGTGGCAGGCATCAGACACAGCAGAACGCGCAGGCCAAGCCGACGCCAGATCATTCGTCTGGCGTGCAGGCTTCTACGACCTGATCTTGATGGCCGTTTCACTCACACATGGCCCAGGCTTTGCCACAAAAAATGCTCACCTGGTCATGGACTTGTACGGCGAAAAATTTGAAGACTACATGAAGGAGTTCGGCGATGCCTGATCCAGTAACGGCCCTAGTTGTGGGCGGAACACAAGTCGTTGGCGGCATGATGCAAGCCGACGCAGCAGAAGACGCAGCCAACATTCAAGCTGGTGCAGCAGGCCAAGGCATTGCAGAACAGCGTCGCCAATTTGACGCTTTGCAAGCCCTACTCAAACCATACACAGAGGCAGGCGTGCCAGCACTGGAGCAACAGCAAGCCTTCTTGGGTCTCCGTGGCCCAGAGGAAGAACAAGCGGCGATTGATCGCATAACCAGTGGTGCTGGGTTTCAAGAGTCCTTGCGCCAAGGCGAAGAGGCTTTGCTGCAACGCGCCTCGGCCACAGGCGGCTTGCGCGGCGGCAACATCCAAGGCGCACTGGCGCAGTTTCGTCCTGCACTGCTGAACCAAGCCCTTGAGCAGCAATACAGCCGACTCGGTGGCATGACCACCCTGGGCCAGCGCTCTGCTGCCGGTGTCGGCGCTGCCGGAATGGAAACGGGCACAAACGTGGCCAACTTGCTGTCCCAGCAAGGCGCAGCGCTCGCAGGCGGCGAACTTGGCCAGGCCAAAGCCTACGGCCAGATCCTGAACATGCCAGCGCAATTCCTCGGTATGCAGTACGGCGCAGGCCGAGGCGGATCGACTGCAACACCAGGCTTTGGCAATCTTTTCAGTGACCGTCGCCTGAAGAAAAACATTAAGCAGATCAGCACACGACCCGATGGCTTGAACGTCTACGAGTTCGATTACATCTGGGGCGGTGGCCGTCAAGTTGGCCTCATGGCCCAAGAAGTCCAGACCATTTACCCTGGTGCTGTTTCCGAGTCCGGCGGCTACTTGATGGTCGACTACAGCAAGGTCTAAAAACATGGCACAGATCAATCCATTCCAAGGCCCAATCAACTACGCAGTCGAAGTGCAAAGCCCATTTGAGGCCGCACTTGGGGGCATAAAAGTTGGTGCAGGCATTGCCGAAATGCAGGCTAAACGCGAAGCACAACAAGCAGCGCAACAGGCGCAGACAGAATTGAAGACTCTGTTTACAAATCCAAATGCAACAGCAGCAGACTATGCGCGTGCCACAGCCTTTTTGCCAAAAGATCAAGCCGAAAGCGTGCGCAAATCTTTTGACATGCTCAATGCTGAACAGCAACAGAACTCGCTTCGCGGTGCAGCCCAGGTTTACTCGGCAGTTAAATCTGGTCAACTTGACATTGCAAAAAACTTGCTCAAAGAACAGGCTACTGCACAGCGCAATGCCGGTCGGGAACAAGAAGCCAGAGCGTCTGAACATTCTTTGCAATTGATTGAGCTCAATCCAACTGGCGCACAAACCATTGTTGGCTTGATGACGGCAGCTCTGCCCGGTGGAACACAGTTGCTTGAGAATGTAGACAAGACACTTTCAACAGGACGCGCAGAAGCAGCAGCCCCGGCAGAGTTGCAGAAGAAAATTGCAGATGCCAATGCTGCTGTTGCTGATGCCGAGAAAAAGGTTGCCGAAGCCAAAGACACCCCGGCCCGATTGGCGGCAGAACAAGAGAAACGAATTGCAGACGCAAACAAAGCCAAGGTGGAGGCACAGTTCGCAGGTTCATTAGCGCAGGCCAATCTAAACCTGAACGCTGCACAGATCAAGAAGATCAACAGCGATATCAGCAATGCAGCCGCCAAGCTGAATCTTGATACTCAGACCATGCAGGCCACGGTCGCTGAAAAGCTGTCGAGCATCCAAAAGAACTTGACCGAATTGCCAGCCGACACTCGCAAACTGGTCAACGACTCAGCAGTTGCGGCAGCGGCATCCAAGCAATCCGCAGACCAGTACAACGATTTGGCCAAGCGCCTCGACGCAGCTGGAGGCGGTTTCGGCGCGGCCACCAGCTTCGCGGACTACCTGCGCAAAGCAACTGGCGCACAAAGCCCATTGACCGAATTGCGTCAGGAATACACACGCATTCGCAACTCGGCAGCCATCAAGTCACTTCCCCCAGGCGTGGCCACCGACAAGGACATTGAGCTGGCTTTGAAGGGCATCCCACCAGAAAACGCCAATGCCAGCACCATGGCCAGTTTCTTGCGCGGCATGGCCAAGATGCAAGACATCGAGGCATCCGTGGCCAACGCAAAGACCGACTGGCTGGCCAACAACAACGGCGTGCTGACCCGTGCGCGGAATACCTTCCAAGCTGGCGACTACGCCACCAAGCCGGGCGAGTCCTTCAACGACTTCACGCAGCGCGTCGTGCAAGACGTCAGCAAACGCTACAGCCCAGCCACCCAAAGCCCACTGGTCGAGCAGATCCCCACAGATCGCACCCCACGGCCAGCAGCTCCAGCGGCCAACATCCGATCACAAGCTGACGCAATCCTTGCAGGGGGCCGCTAATGGCAACAGCTGACGAATACGCAGCCTGGATCGTCAAGAATTCCGCCAAGCGCGGAACTCCTGAGTTCGACACAGTGGCGCAGGCCTACCAACTCGCCAAGGCAGAAGAAAACACGGCCACCTTCCAGCAGCAGAACGCACCGCTGCCACAGGAAACAGGCATCGGCCAGCAACTCATTGGCGCTGGCGAGACTGCCTTGACCTTAGGCACGGCGGCCACAGGTGGCACGCTCGGCACGCTGGCCGGAACTCTCCAGGGCTTGTCCCAGCAGATCCTCTCCGGTCAGTTCGGCACGCCAGAAGCCATGCGTGCAGTCGAGCAAGCCGCTGCAAAGGGCGCACAGGCGCTCACCTACCAGCCACGCACCCAAGCTGGCCAAGAGCAGGTGCAAGCGGTGGGCCAAGTCCTGGCCAACGTCCTGCCACCAGTCCTGCCTGCAATCGCAGCCCCAGGCGCTGTCATGCAAGCCGCACGCACCGCAGCCCCAACCGTAGGAGCAGCCCGTCAGATCGGAACAGCAGCAGGCCAGCGTGCAGCCACAGCAACAGGCCAAGCCATCGCAAGGCCAGTGCAAGCGGCCACCACAGCCGTGCGCGAGACCTTGGGCATGGAGACCCCAGCCGTGGCCACCACAGCCCCAGCAGCAGCCGGTGCGCGTGTCTCAGGTGGTGCAGCAGCTACCCCAGAGGCCATGCGACGCACCACCACGGCGGAAGGCTTGCCAGTGCCAGTCACCCTCACCAAAGGCGCGGCCACCAGAGACGCACAGCAGCTGGCCTTCGAGAAGGAACAGATCAAGAGCGATCTCGGTGGCCCCCTGCGCCAGCGTGCCGAGGAAAACAACCTGCAAGCCTTGCAGAACTTCGACGCACTGGTTGACATGACAGATGCCCAGCTCATGGACTTGTCCAGCACAGGCGGCGCTGTCGTCAAGTCTTTGACCGAAGGCCTCACAGCCGCCAAGAACCGGACTCGCGCAGCCTACAAAGCAGCCGAGAAAGCTGGCGAACTGGAGAACAATGTCACCCTCAACTCAGTGGTGGACTACATCAACGAGAACATCCCAGAGGGCGACCTGGCCCCCATCCTCAAGGCAGCACAGCAGAAGGCCATTGCCATTGGAGCAGCAGTCCCAGACGCAGACGGCAGGCTCGTGGCCCAGCCCATCACCTTGCGCCAGGCAGAAAGCCTGCGCCAGACCTTCCAACGTGCAGGCTTTGAAGGCGCAGACCAGTTCCACGGCGGCAGTCTCAAGCGTGCATTTGACGTAGAGACCGAAGGCATGGGCGGCGACCTTTACAAAAAGGCCCGTCAGACTCGCATCGACCAGGCTCGCAAGTTCGAGAACCGCGCCATCGTTGCCCGTCTCATCAAGAACCGCAAAGGCATGGAAGACCCACAGGTCGCAGCCGATCAGGTTTTCCGCAAGTCCATCCTGAACTCGTCGCCCGAGGAAATCACGTTCTTGAAGCGCGTCTTGATGACCAGCGGGAAAGACGGACAGCAAGCCTTCAAAGAGTTGCAAGGCGCAACCGTGCGCCACCTCAGAGATGAGGCCACCAAGGGCATGGGCATGGACTCACAAGACCGCCCCTTGATCTCTCCTGCCAAGCTGCACCAAGCTGTGCAAGCCCTCGACGCCAATGGCCGACTCGATGTCATCCTTGGCAAGAAAAATGCACAGACCGTCCGAGATCTTGATGACGTCGTGCGCTACGTCACCACAGTTCCACCAGGCACACTGGTGAACAGCTCAGGTACAGCAGGCACGCTCATGGCGGCCATCGCAGAAGCCGGGGCCACAGGCGCACTCACAGGCCTGCCATTGCCAGTGGCCTCTGGTCTCCGCCAGATCATCAAAATGCGACAGGAAGGCCGAACCAAGGCCAAGATCAACGATGCCCTCAACGCATTGCCACCCGTGCAGCCTTGAGCGACAATCCATCATCCAGGAGAACCAGTAAATGTCCACGATTGAAGTTCAACCACCGTACCCAGCATTTGCTGGCGCTGACGGCCTGCCGTTGGAAAATGGTTACATTTGGATCGGCACAGTCAACCTCAACCCCCAGGTCAACCCCATCGCAGTTTATTGGGATGACGCCAAGACCATCCCAGCAGTGCTGCCCATCCGCACGCTTAACGGTTACCCGGTCTACCAGGGCACACCTGCACGCTTTTACGTTGGAAGCGATTACAGCATTCAGGTGCTGGACAGCAAAGGCAGCCTGGTTTACACCTCTTTGAATGGTAATGCTTTTCCAGGCTCTGCTGGCAACTTGTACGTCAACGCTACGGGTACAGGATCGCAGACCATTTTTGCAGTTCCATTTGTGCCCAGTCTGATCTACATCAACGGCGTGTATCAGAATCAAAACACCTATACCCTTGCAGGCGGGAATGTCACGTTCTCCGAAGCGCCCCCATTAACCTCGGTGATCGAGTTCCTGATCTAAGGAGAAAGCAATGCTCAAAACAGTTGGATTCCCATCAACACGCACAGGCGACCAGACTATTGTCGACGGCAACCTCGTCATTGGCACCTCGGGCAAAGGCATCGACTTTTCTGCTACACCGGGCACAGGCACAAGTGAGTTGCTGAACGACTACGAGGAAGGTACGTTTACACCAACGATTACCGCATCCTCCGGAACGTTTACAACAGTATCTGCATCTGGCACATACACAAAAATTGGCCGTCAGGTAACTATTCAACTTCGTGTCACGATAACAAACGCGGGAACAGCAGCAGGTGCAATTAAGTACACCCTTCC